GTTCGACATTGCCGCCGATGAGTTTATGGACAGCAAGTGGAGTGGGCAGGTAGGCAATCGAGCAGTAGAGGTCACCGAGATGATCCGTACAGGTGAGTACCAGTAATGCCCCTTCAGAAATATTTATTTAACCCAGGCATTAACAAGGAAGGCACTGACTACACTGCTGAAGGCGGTTGGTTTGATTCTAATCTTGTTAGGTTTCGTAAAGGGTTCCCCGAAAAGATAGGTGGTTGGGTTAAGTATTTAACTGAATCATACAACGGTACAGGCAGAAAGCTTCTGGGCTGGGTTGCCTTAGATGGAACAAGGCTTCTTGGCGTTGGCACAAGAACAAAGCTTTATATTCAGTCAGGCGCTTCTTTTGACGATAGAACACCTATCCGTGCCACGACAACCAACGGCATTGTTTTCGCAGCTACTAATGGCTCTTCTATTATTACTGCAACTGATGACGCTCATGGCGCTTCTAAAGGGGACTTCGTCACCATATCTGGCGCAGCCTCATTGGGTGGTTTAATAACGGCAGCAGTACTTAATCAAGAGTATCAGATTGCAACTGTTCCATCTGTTGATACCTATACGTTTACCGCCAAGGACACGGCTGGAGACACAGTCACAGCAAACTCTTCTGATAGCGGTAACGGTGGCAGCGGTGTAGACGGCGCTTACCAGATATCTCCAGGCTTAGATGTGTTTGTAGATGGTACTGGTTGGGGCGCAAGCGCGTGGGGTGACGGAACCTTCGGGTCTAGTAGCGCAATTGGTTCTAATAACCAACTACGTTTATGGTCCATGGACAGCTTTGGTGAGGATCTAATTGCTTGCCCTCGTGGAGGCAGCATTTACTACTGGGACTATTCAAACTATAGCACTCGCGCTGTAGCCCTAGCAGATTTGAGTGGGGCTAACTTAGCACCAACGCTTGGCCTGCAGGTGTTGGTATCTGATGTTGATCGACACGTTGTTGTACTTGGCGCAGACCCAATTAACTCTTCTGCATCTGGCAGGACTGGAGCAATAGACCCACTGCTTGTCGCCTTCTCTGACCAAGAGAACGCTGCAGAGTGGGAGCCGCTATCTACCAATACAGCAGGCTCTCTTAGATGTTCCGCTGGATCACAGATTATTGGTGGCCTTCGTGCCAGACAAGAGACTTTGATTTGGACTGACGTTGCGCTGTATAGCCTTCAGTTTATTGGCGCGCCACTTACCTTTGGCCTTACTCTTGTTAACGAAGGCGTGAGTTTGATTAGCCCTAACGCCCCTGTAAATACACCTTCAGGTATATTCTGGATGGATAAGAAAGGCTTCTATTCTTATCAAGGCGCTGTTCAACCTGTCCCTTGTAGTGTTCATTCGTATGTCTTTGATGACTTAAACGAAAGCCAATCATTTCAAGTCTTTGGGTTTCTTAACAAGCAGTTTAATGAAGTAGGCTGGTTCTATTGCTCTGGATCTTCAGACGTTATAGATAGATATGTTACCTATAGCTATGTAGATCAAACTTGGTCTATAGGCCAGTTGTCTAGAACAGCATGGTTAGATGAGGGCATTGTTTCGTTCCCAAGAGCGGCAGGCAGTGACAGTTCTGTCAACTACATCTACTCTCACGAGACTGGGTTTGATGATGACGGCGCACCAATGGACAACGTGTTTATAGAAAGTGCTGACTTTGATATTGGTGATGGGCAAGACTTTCAGTTTATCAAGAGAGCCATACCAGACGTTAAGTTCACTGGGGACTCAGGCGGCACACAAACAATTAACTTTGTTCTTAAGGCTAGGAACTATCCAGGTCAATCATTGACCACGGACCAGACAACTTCCTTTACAGGAACAACCACCAAGATTGATACTCGCGCTAGGGGTCGGCAAGCGGCTGTGCGCTTTGAGTCAGATGATGATGCCAGTACTGGTGATCGCTTAGGTGTAGGATTTAGAATTGGTGCAACAAGATTAGATCTTCAGCCTAATGGTAGACGATGAGCAAGCTCTTACAAGGTAGACTGCCCTTTGCTCCTATGGCGCAGAACGTAGATAGCAATACGTTTAATAAGGCTGTGCGGTTGCTAGAGATAAGTTTGGATTCTTTTAACCCAGACTCTACGCCGCAATTCACCAGGGAGAACAGAGATGTTCTTAAGTTTAATACTGGTGATATTATTTGGAATGTCTCTATCAACACACTTCAGGTGTACGATGGAGATCAGTGGATAAGTTTGTCACAAGAACTGCCGTATACAACTAACCCTTTAGAAGCTACGGGCAAGGTCGGAACAGTTCAAGTTATTAATAAAGGCGCAATAGTGGTATCCGTTCATGGGTGATACAGCAGTTAAAAGAGATCCAGCCAAGTGGGCTAGAGCAAAATCTAAAGCTAAAGCCAAGATGGGCGGAAAACATTCTGCTCGCGCCATGCAACTTGCGGTTAAGTATTACAAAGATTCTGGCGGTTCTTATTCTGGAAAGAAAAAGAAAACAAACAAGTTGTCCAAATGGTCTAAAGAAGACTGGGGAACTAAGTCAGGCAAACCATCAACACAAGGTAAGAAGGCAACAGGTGAAAGGTATCTCCCGAAGAAGGCTAGAGCGGCTCTATCAAGCAAGGAGTACGCTGCTACAACCAAAAAGAAAAGAGCCGACACTAAGGCAGGTAAGCAGTTCTCAAAGCAACCAAAACAAATTGCAAAAAAAACAGCCCCATATAGAAAAGCAGATGGCGGTTTAGTTACAAAAAGAAACCATCGAGGTTGTGGCGCGGTGATGTCTGACCGTAGAAAGAAAACGAGCTACTCATAATGTTTAAGCGATACGCAGAAACTTTTGCAAATGGCGGGGCCGTAAAGAAAAAGCGGCGTGAAAACCCCATACGCAAGACTACCAAAGGCAAGTCAGCCAACTATCTGCCTACAAAGTCAGGCGCAGGTATGACAGAAGCTGGCGTAAAAGCCTATCGCAAAGCCAATCCTGGTAGTAAACTCAAAACTGCGGTAACAGAAGATAAGCCAACAGGCAAGAGAGCAACAAGAAGAAAGTCTTATTGCCTTAGATCTGCAGGTCAGATGAAGAAGTTTCCTAAAGCGGCTAAGAATCCTAACTCAAGGCTGCGTAAAGCAAGGAAGCGTTGGAAATGTTAGATACAATTTATTATACGAACATGATGAGGCTGCACCATGCCAACTGATGCAACAGGCAAAAGATTACAGGCGCTTGAGACTCGTGCTACAGAAGGCACGATGGGCATTTTTGAAGATAAAGAAAATTTTGCAAGACAGAAAAAACTTAATGAAATAGACCCTACGTTAAAAGACTCTGTAGGTTTTCTGGGTGGCCGACCAAGTCCGTATGCTAATACATTAAAGTATGCGCGAACACCTGGGCAAATGTATGCAAACTATCCTTTTGACAAGCCTGCAGTTGGCGGAGAGTTAAAAAAACCAGTTCCAGAGCCAGGCAAAGTTCCTCCTCCTAGCGAAAAAAGAGTTGTTATTCCTCAGACAGGTTCTTACGAGAAAGGAAACCCTAAACCAAAACTGTTTATTGGTAAGGGAATGAAAGGATTTGAACAAGAGAATCAAAGATCGGAGCACCAAAAAGAATTAGCTCACTGGGAAGAAAACAAAAGACGTTACTACACAGGTGAGCCGTTGCAACAAAAGCCTAACTTTCCAAAATTTGTTGATTACATTGGCAAAGGAATGGGTGGAAACAAAGGCGCTATAGCAAACGCAAGTGCTCAATATAGAAAGGACATGGCCGCTTGGGAGAAGAGTCAACAAGACGGTTCTAGCGATCAATTCTCACTTTCTGGACAAAAGTCTTCAGCAGAACCTGCAGTAGGAAGCGCAGGCTTTGATGTTGACGATTATTTAACCCAACTCTCGCTTGGCAATATAGGTGGAATGGCCGATGGCGGCATTGCATCCCTGCCTGTAGAAATGAACTTAGGTGGTTTTTTGGCTGCTGCTGGGCGCGGCGCAATGAGTGCTGGCCAAGGAATCATGGGCGGCATTCAGTCAGGTGCAGGTGCCATAGCTAATAAAATTGGAACTATGGCTGATGCAGGCAATCAGTTTAGAAGCAACAATCCTAATCTATTT